GTGAATATATCCCTCAAGAGTATCGCTTTGAAACTCAAGAAGGCATTGTGTCGACTGATGCCGACTTCCAAGACATCGTTGATCGCATGATTCCTGTTAACCGTGGCAAGTCTAAGCGTGTTTTAGCGTTTATTGATGCTAAGGGTTTGCGTGACCCACAACGTCGTAAGAAAGTAATGCAAGGCTTTGCACGTGATATTGCAAACGCTGTAGATGTTACTTGTTACCAAACCATGATCAATCAATCAACTATGGCTGTTGTTAATTCTGGCGCATTTGATTACCAGCGCCCAATTGATGCAGAGGTATTAATGCTTAATTACGGCCTTGGTGGTTACGATAAGAATTTATTTTTATCTAACAAAGATTACGGCAAAGTTGCGAAAGACTTAGGTCAGAACCAATATTACGGTAAAGAAGGTGTTCCAAATGACGCACTAACAAAGGCTACATTGCCAATGTTAGCAACGTTTGACACTATGCGTTCAGATTATTTAATTAATCTACCTGCACCAACTCCGGCAGCTTTAACTATTAATGGCGCTCAAGAGCACACAGTATCAACTTATGATGCTAATGATTTTTATCTTGATAACCGCTCGATGGACTTACTAGTAAACTTGTCTACACCAGCAACAATGCCAGTAGGTACTAAGTTTACGGTTGACGGTGTTAACTTTGTGCATCCTGAAACGCGTGAAGATACAGGTGAGTTATTAACGTTTACAGTTATCGGTACTGGTACAGGTTCGGTTAAGGTTCAACCTGCTATTGTAGCGACTGGTCCATATCGTAACGCATCAGTAGCAGCAGCTAACTCAGCAGCGGTTACAGTGTTAAATATTGCGGATTCAAATCCATCTTTATTCTACACACCAGAGTCAACTGTTTTGATTCCTGGTCGCTTACCTGTTCCAGCGGACTCTTCAAATGTCACATCAATTGAAGCGACAACTGAACAAGGTTTGCCAATGCGTATGACTTACCGTTATGACTTCCACAAAGAACGTTACGAAATGAAAGCGTTAATTTTCTTTGATGTTCAGGTGGTCTACCCTAATCAACTTGGTATGATCTTATCAAATCAGGTATAATTGATTTACTAAGTTAATGTAAAGGCGGCTTAGGTCGCCTTTTTTATTGGAGCTACTATGTTAAACATATATAAAGCTGGCGGAAAGTATAAAAAAGAATGCGGCACTGAATATTCTATAAAGACTATCAATGAAAGTGATAAAGCTAAATATATCGTTGATGGGTGGGTAGGTTCACTTGATCTAATTGATGATATTGAAGATGCTGTCTTTGAAGAAATAAAGCCTGTAAAGGAAAAGAAAAGCAGAACCAAGAAGGCTAGTTAATCATGATAACAAAGATAGATATAGTCTTAGCTGCTTATGAAGAATTAAGGATAAGCGGTCTAACATCAAAAGCAACGCCTGAAGAAATAACCACTGGCGTTCGCAGACTGGATAATATGATGCTTGGGTGGAAGAATAAAAACCTTTGCCCTAGTTATATTAGGTCCACTTCATACAGTGACATAGACCCAAACCAAAATAGCGGAATAAATGACGTTGATATGTTTGCCGTAGTCGCTAACCTCGCAAAAAACCTGTGCGCTGTATTCGGCAAGATGTGTCACCCACAAACAATTATTGATGCTAAAGAAGGTTACGACAATTTATTTTCTGTTGTGCCATCTGAAAGAGAAAGCGATCCTTATATGCCGCTAGGCTCAGGTAGACCGTTCGGTAATACCTTCGCTAATCGTTATAAGTTTCAAGGTGATGACAAGAATGCGCCTGATAATTGTGAAACCCTTGATTTGAAAGTAGGGCAGATAGATAACTTTTCTATCGATTTTAATAGCTACCTGTTAGAAGATAACACAATAGAAAACTATACAATTGAAGATGGACAAGGTGTGTCTGTACTAAATAGCACTCAAGTAGATGGATTTATAAATATAGAGGCTAAAGGTTTGACGGCTGGATTTGCACCTATAAAGATTACAGTTACATCAACACCAAGTGGCAGAGTTGATCCAGAAACAATTAACTTTAATGTTACGCTGACGTAAGGAAAGACAATGCCAAGTATTCCTTTTATTAAAGGTGATAAAGTAGACGATAACACTGATTTTAGGGATGCTTTGCCTGTAAATTATTATGCTGTATTGCGTGATATTTACGGGGAGCAAGGTTACATGCTTAATTATTACGGGTTATCTGACTTTGCAACAGGTCAAGGTATTAGCCGCGGCTCGATATGGGTTGAAAGAACAGGTTTTAGCGGTCAATACAGAGTAAGCGGAACATCTCTGATAAAGATAGAAGACGATCAAAGTGTAACTGTTCTAGGTGTTATTACTGGTACAGACCAAGTATCAATGACTTACTCTTTGAATAATCTCGCTGTCGTAGCAGATAGCAAGCTTTTTTATTACAACCCTACCGACGGATTTAGACAGATAACAGATTCAGCGGTTGGCTCTCCTATCGATATTGTATGGGCTGATTTTAGGTTTGTCCTAACTGATGGCGAGTACTTATTTCAATCAAGCTTATTAGATGAGGCAGAATATGAACTGCTAGATTTTTCAGGCTCAGACTTTCAACCTGATAAAATATGGGGCGTAGGGCTTAATGACGATAACGAGCTTATATCATTTGGCGCGTTAACTACTGAATACTTTGTTAATATCGGGCAAGATAACTTTTCCTATAAACGCATCCAGCAAAAAGCAGTTAAAGCTGGTATTGCTGGAACTCACTGTAAAGCAGAATTTAACGATAAATGGTACGCACTAGTAAGAAGGTCTAATACTCAATATCAATTTAATGTGATTCGCTCAGGTTCAACACAGACGATAACAAGCAGAGAGATTGAAAAAGTATTAGCTGAATACACTAGTGACGAGCTATCAAAAACAGTTATAGAGGTTTTCACTAAAGACTCAGTTACTTGGATGGTTGCCCACTTGCCTAATAAGACATTAGTTTATAACGACACAATAGCTAATAGCTACGGATTAGGTGCTGCATGGTCAATCATTAAAACAGATGTATACGGTGATAAAACTTATCGCGGTAAAGACATGACGTTCGATCCTCGCTTTAGTCAGTGGGTTATCGGTGATAAATCAGATAGCAGAATAGGCTTTTTAGATGATTCTGTTTGTACTCATTACGGCGAAATAGTTGAAGGGTTATTATTCACACCAATAATTCCTATGGAAACATTGTCAATAAACGAGATTAAATTTAAAACTATACCCGGTATATCTCCAGATAATGACGCGACTGTCTTTGTATCTCGCACTGATGATATGAGAATTCACAGTAAAGAGCATGTAGAACAATACGGAGTTAGTTTTGATTACAATAAAAACTTTATCTCTCGTAATCACGGGTATGTGAGGGATGAAACAGCGTTTAAAATAAGAACTGCCTCACGCTCAAGAATGGCGTTTTGTAGATTTGATGTGGATGTAAGCTAATGACTGATCCTAGAAGCGCATCGACAAGGCGAGTATTTCTTAGTTACTCTCACCTAGAAGAGTTAACTGGTTGGCCTGAATTAATGCTAGAGGATTACCAGGCCATACAGCAGGATTTTACCTACACAACTGATGAAATTGATTTAATTGATATAAGAGTTACAAAAAATGAGGTTAACATAACTGAGCTTCAGGACTCTCATTACCCTAATTTAAGCTCACAGGTTCAGTTTTTACAGCAACAAATAGACGGATTGCCTGAATTTACAATTGATACATTAGGCTTTACATTCGACAGTACAGAAATAACATTTGATAAGGTAATTGCATAATGGCATATCAACCGATAATTATAGGCGCAGAAAACGCGAAGGCTGGCGATACGCTATTTAATGGCGCAACAAAGATAAACAGTAACTTTACAGAGTTATACGCTAACTTATCATCGCAACCTCAAAACGTAATAGTTATAAATAAAGAGGCTGACTTCCCAACTCAAGACGCGACGACAATAACACTAGACGAGAATACTCGTTTTTTTATTGGTAATCAATTCTCCACAGATAAATCATTTACAGTTCTTTCGGGCGCTGAAATATCATCCATAGGACCATATGCGCTATCATTGATTTACACTGGTACAGGCGTAATGTTTAACAGTGTCGATGCTAATTGGCAAACTAACAACTTAGGGTTTTCTTGTGCTAACGGTACGATTTTTGGTTGCTCTGGCACTTTAAATATATTTAATTTTTTTAACAGTTTGTGTTTATCTTGTGTCAACATAGGGTCGTTTAATGGTGTAAGCGTAGGAGTGACAAACGCAGGGTTTTTTGGTGTTACAGGTCAAGGGTTTTCATTAGCGGGCGCTATAAACACATTTTCTATAATTAGGCTGCTGCAAGTTTCTACTAATTCAGACCATATAGCTGTAGACCTTGGCACTGCAACCATCGATAATCTTGAGATAAATAACTTTGAGCCTGAAGCACCTGTCGGCTCTGTGGCAATAAAGGGCTTAGCCGATAGCGGAAATATAAACGCGAACAGGATCGCGGTAGTGAATCTATCCACGCTTAACGGGGGTGGCATGGTTGCCGTATCTGGAATAGCTAATAATGATATTAGGTGGGATTTTAGTGGCAACTCAGGAATAGGGGATACACAAAATGCTGGTGATTTGTACTTAAGTGGCGGCAGCGAAACCATAATAGTTGGTGATGCTGGTGATTGGTACGAAATAGGAACCCCTTTAACTGCGACTTGGGCTGGTGATATTGCTGATAGATTTATAATAAACTCAGCGGGATACCTGGAATACATAGGTGAAAGAGATATTAATATCGCTATCGAGGGGCGCGCCACAGTAGAAAAGTCAGGTGGTGGCTCTGATATTTTAGAGTGCCGCATAGCTAAGAACTGGGACGGAACAATTACAGATTCAGGGCTTGAAAAAACAAGAGCGCAAACACAGAACCCAACCCCAACAACCGTACCTATAGGCGGGTTAGTGTCAGCTTCAACAGGTGACAACTTCAGGGTTATATTTTCAAACCTAACAAGCACATCAAATATAATAGCGACAGTTACGAGCTTGGAGGCTACAGGATAATGACAACGTTACAAATAGCCGATAATTTTAGTAACACGATAGCCGACACGGTTCAGACTGTAGCATCATCAACTGAGAGCAGTATAGTAATAGAATCATTCACGGCAACCAACAATTCCAATGTTGACGCCAGCTTTAAGGCTTACATAGTCTCTGCTGGCGGGGTGGAAGTGCCGATAATCCCTTTTACTATCGTTGTTTGGGGCAGATTTAATTTAGGTGTAGGGATCGTGAATCAAGTGATTCCGCTAGGTGGTGAATTAAGGGTGGAATCATCAGCTATCGACTCGATATACTTTACTGTAACAGGCAGAGAAGTCAGTGCTTAATTCATGTGATATAATAAACAAAACAAAGGCAGGGTAAATATTATGGGTATGTTTTCATTTATTGAAAAAGGGCTAGGACTTAGAACGGGTGCAACAAAAGCAGCTAGAGACGCGACAGAAGCTGGCGGTCTGTCGCTAGCTGAGCAGCAGGCATTAAGAAAAGAGGTTGGCGGAATATACAACCCAAGAATGCAAGCGGGCAATCAGGCGTTTAGTGAATTGAATGATTTTTATAGCGGTAATCAACAGGGGATTATCGACCAAGCGCAAACGTCCCCGTTTATGTCTAGCCTTGTAGAGCAAGGGGCTAAAGGCGTTGCTCAAAATGCACAAATGACAGGAGGACTAAGAACAGGAACAGCAAACGAAAACTTTGCTCAGAACAATCAAAACGTATTAATGGGCTTAGTTCAGCAAATATTACAAGGTAAGCAGGGTATTGCGCAAAGCGGTGCTGGTGCTGGTGATAGATATGTAAACGCTATGCAGGATATAAATGCAGGAACCGGGTCTACGCGTGGAGAGATAGCTAACATAGGCATAAACCAAGCAGCTAATAGAAGAAGTATGATAGGAAGTATATTAGAAAATCCGTTGGTTGGTAAGGGTGTTGAAAAGGGGGCTAATGCCTTAATGGGATTGTTTAGCGATAAAAACCTAAAAGAGAACATCGTTAAAATTGGTCGTAAAAATGGCTTGTCTTGGTACTCGTGGGACTGGAACGAGCTAGCAAAAACTATTGGGTTAACCGGTAGTGATAAAGGGCATATTGCACAAGAAGTTCAGAAATCACGACCTGACTTAGTAGGAAATAAAGACGGTTTTTTAACTGTAAATTACGAGGGATTTTAATATGACTGGTTTTAAGGTTGATATGTCGCCACTAGAAAGAAGCACTGTAAGGATAGGACAGTCACTAGCCAGCGCTGGTGATAATATATTAAAAGCTGACCAGCAAAGGGATCAACAAGAATCACAAAGTGATATAGAGGCGTTCATGCGTCAAGCAATGGGCGGAGATCCTGTGGCAATGAAAGAGCTTATGGTTAAAAGCCCTCAAGCTGCACGAATGGTAGCGGAACACATACAGGCACAACAAACAGGCCAGCAAGCAGAGCAAGACAAATTTAAAACGCAAATGGCTCAAGATACTGCTGACTTTATCGAGAAGATGCACCTTGCACCACAAGAGCAACAAGAGTCTATGTTTAACGATGCTATTGATAATCCTCGCTTTGATATTGATGAAGAAGATCGCAATTCATTTATGGACATTAACGCAAGAAAAGCAATTATCGGACAGGTCAAAGGTAAAGAATATGCAGATACCTTTTTTGGCGGTGACAAAAAGCTAGAGCAAGGAAAAGGAGAGATGAAAGGTTATTCATTTGACACAACAACAGGTGAATATGCAATAAACCCGACATTAAAAGCCAAGCTTGAAGAGGTTAAGTTGTTGCCAGAACTTGATGCAAAAACTAGGCAGTCAATAAATAAAGATTTTACCCAGCTAACTAGTGACACAAAACTTATAAGAAATACTGCATCTGACCTAGATAAGTTATCTAAAATAAAAAGTGGCCCTGCTTCAATAGCTATGGTGTTTAAGTTTATGAAAGCATTAGACCCTACATCAGTAGTTCGTGAAGGAGAATTTGCAACAGCGGAAAATTCAGCAGGTATACCAGAAGCATTGAGAAACACATACAATAAACTGATGGAAGGCGGCAGGCTTGGACCTAAGCAGATTGATCAATTTGTTTTTACTGCTAAAAGTCTAGCCAATTCAGCTATAGAGTCAAGCAATACTGAAGTGGGTGATTTTATAGGTACATTTGAAGACACACTTACTGATGGATTTAAAAAGGCGCTAATCAACAGGATACCAAAGCCTTTCAGCATAAAGGCTAACAAGGTTGAAGGTGTAAATACTGACAATTTATCTGATGATGACTTACTTAATAAATACGGTGGTCAATAATGGCTGACCTGATGATCGCGCTAAGAAATGCGCATAACGCTGGCGATACCAATGCAGCAAAAAGAATAGCTGCAATAATTAAGTCGCAACAGAAAACTCAAAAAGAAACAACCATAGGTGAAGATATTGTCGGAGGATTAGAAACCGCAGCTAATATCGGTAGTGGAATTATTGCCGAACCTATTGCTGGACTTGCTGGGCTTGCACAATCATTAAATCCATTCGCTGAAGAGGCCGCTGGTGCTGAAGCTGTCGCAGATGTAAAGGAGGCGCTAACTTATAAACCAAGAAGCGATACCAGTAAAGATCAGTTAAAAGCAATAGGTGCCACACTTGAACCAGTGGGCGAGGCACTATCAGATACAGAAAAGTTCCTTGGTGATAATGCCTTAAGAATTACCGGTAGCCCTGCACTTGCTGCACTGGCTCACACATTGCCATCTGCTGCACTTGAGTTAATAGGAGTTAAAGGGGCTAGGGGGGCGACAGCAATAAAAGCACCAAGCGCAAAATTGATTAAAAAAACACTGATCGAAGCAGCCCCAGACATCAAAAATATAAAAAATGCATCGAGAGCCATTTTTAACGAACTGGATTCATCAGGAGTAGCAATAAAACAAACCTCTTTAAAGAAGCTAGAGAAAAACCTAGATCGCATTGTGAAAAAGGAAGGCATCAGAGAAAGGGTTACACCTGAAGCATTTGGAGCGATACAAGAAGTTAAAAAGGATATTGCACTAGGGCAGTCGCTAACCACTAGCCAGATGGATGAGTTAAGGACCATAGCAAAGAATTCAATCGTGGCAACAGACCCGAACAAAGCGCGAGTTGGATCGGTGATTGTTGATGAAATAGATTCATTTCTTGATGATATTAAAGCTATTGATATTGAAAAAGGTGCCCAAGTTAGTGCTGGTGAGGTCGGAAAGAAATACAGGTCAGCACGCAAGTTATGGGGAAGAGCCAAGCGATCAGAAATGATTAACGACGCAATAGAGATGGGAGCAAGTAGAAAGGCAGGAGTAGAAAAAGGAATTAGAAACGAACTAAACAACCTATTAAACAGAAAAAAAAGCCGTAAGTTTTTAAGTAAGGAAGATGTAGCTGCTATTCGGAAAGTTACTGATGGAGACTTTAAGCAAAACTTTGCATCAATGGTTGGTGGTATGGGATTAAAGCTTGAAAATAGCCCTAGCCTCCTAGGTGGCTTGGTTGGTGGTGGCGGTGTTGGCGCTATCGCAAGCACTATTCCTGGTCTTGGCGGGGCCATAGCCCCCATAGCTGTTGCAGCGATAACGGTTGGAACTATATCTAAAGAAGTAGCTAAGAAGATGACTAAAAACAGAGCGCAATTTCTCAAAACGATGTCTGGTGCTGGTAATGATGCACAAAAAATAACGCGCGCTTATTTGATGGCAGTACCCAAAGGAAAACGAACTCTTTCAGATTTATCCGATTTGTTGCTTGACCCAGACATCGACCTAAGTGCGTTGGAGAATATAGCAGACGAAACGGTAAAGGATGCAGTCAAAGCCGCTCAATTTAAGCGTGAGTTATTACAGGCATCTGCTGCACTAGGTGCTGGTGCTGACCTAGAGGATCAAAAAAATAAAAAGGAATGATACCAAAAACACGACTAACCCTGTGATTGATGTATTTTCATCTTTCATAAAGCAAACCTTAACCAAAGAAGTATGAACACAGTTTAGCCTAAACAGCTAAAAAAGCAAAACACCATAAACCAAATAAATAGGTGATTAACATGAGTACCATCTCGTTTCCAATAATGTACATCAACGATCCAGAAAAAGGACGTCCGATATTTAACGGTCAAATGTACTTCGGTCAGCCAGATTTAGACCCTGAAATAGCAGGCAATCAAAAGCAGGTTTATTATATTCAAGAGAACGGGGATCTTGTTGCAGCAAGTCAACCAATCTTGCTTTCTGCTGGAGGTAATCCAACATATAACGGTGATGCTGTTACGTTAAGCATTACGGGCGAATACTCAACAAAAGTTTTAAATAAGCTTGGAGTTCAGGAATATTATATCGCACGAACTGATTCATCAGGTGATAGCGGAAGCGTAATTACTTATGCTGAAGATTCTCAGACATTAATAGCTGGTCAATTGGTTGTTGACTTTACAGGGATAACTGTTGCGGTTGCTAATATTTACGTCGGTAAAAATAGCGGTGACAGGGGGAAATTATTTGAAGGTAGTGACTATACCGTTACAGGTAGCAGTCAAATAACATTAACGGCTAGCTTTAACGCTGGAACTAAATTAATCGCTGCATCATCGGAGTTAGTTGTTCGAGACTTGCTATCGCAGGCTTATGAATTCCCAACAGTGGCAGCTTATAAAGCTTACTCTGTAGCATTCCCTGTTGGAAAAGTTGTTAATCTGCTGGATAGAAAAGCAAGCTTTACTGTGATATCAGGCATAGGGACTGCTGATGAGTTTAGTGTTATAGCGAACACCTCAACAAGTCAGAGCATAGTGATAACACCATCAGACACGTTGACATCTGAGCAAATGGGCGCAATAGGTGATGAAGTAGCGAATGACACTCAGGCGCTAAAGGCGTTTTTTGATTACTGTATCGCCAATGAGCAAAGGGGTTTTATTAATGCTGGAACGTACTTAATAGATTTAGGTGTTCTTTCTTTTGATAATAACCATGTCTCAACCCCGTTCCCTATAATTAATACAGCAGGAAAGGATCTTGTTATATTTACTAACTCAGCAGATGATAACGCTTTTTATATGTCATTCACTAACGGAACTGCAACTACTGGAGCCGGTAAGTTTTGGGAGGGTGGTTACCTTGGCGGGATAACCTTTAAAAGAAGCATTGGCTCTGGAATAAACACCTCTCAACATGGTTTAGTATTGAATGGTTGTGATTATACAGAGTTCGGGCTTCTTGGTGCTGAGGATCTTGGCGGTAACGGTATAGAAATAAAGAGAAATCTATTCGGAGGAAACAACCCTGATCCATACCATGTGAACGGGTGTGTTTTTGCAGGAATAGAGGCTAACAGATGTGCGGGTTACGCATTCTTTAACGATAACTTTGTCGCTTTGTCGCTTTGTTCAATAGGTCAAATTAGGGCGATTGAAAACGGTGGTGTGTTCTTTGGTATGGGTGCGAGTTGTAGTATAGATAAAATATCGGCAGGCTCTAACGCTGGGTGGTTGATTGGTGACGAAACATCAGGGCTGGGTGGTGCGAGTTCCAGATTCTCTATTGGCTCTTATGAGGCTGACGATCAGGAGTTCGGGATAAACGCCAATAGGGTTATAGATTCTGATTTTGGTCTAGGAAGGTTTGTTCATCGATATAATTTTGGACCAAAAAACCCTTCTGGCGGTTACTGGCCTAGAAAGGCTATCGATATAGGTACAACGTCTTCTAGTAATATAAGTATTACGGCAATACACAGAATAGAGACGGGTGGCGCAAAAATAGATTTAGGTGATTTTACCTTATTCAACGGCACAGCCAACACAACGGCCACATCTATTTACTATAAAGTACTGGACAATGCAGCGTTTGGGATTGATGACACAGATTTATATACTAACTACAATGCAAGCAATACTGTATTCATGTCTAGAGATGCAGGTTTAACTATAATTGATTCAATCGGTGATAATTCATTACTGGCTAGAGCGCCAACAACTTATGCAATCCCAGATGGAGGGTTTGGAACTAATGTTGTTGAGTTTTCTACCGAGCTAAAGGATCAATCTAATAACTACGATCCTGTTACATTTCAGTACACAGTAAGGGAGGCTGGTCTTTATGACATTAGGGCGCAATTAAACATAAACCTAACGGCAGGTCAGCGACTTAGGTTAGGTGTCATAAAGAACGGAGCAGTAATATCAGGCTCTAACAACTACAGTACAGCAACAGGTATAGAGACGTTCTTTTACGAATACCGCTCAGATTTAATTGTCGGTGATGTTATATCTATAACTGCTGATAATGACTCGGGCGGGGCAGTAAATCTATCGATAATAACTGGGCCCAACGATAATTACTTAGCTATAAACAGATACAAGTAAGTATTAATCACATTATAATAAGGTTTAAAAATGAAAAGACAATTCAATACATTAGTGGGATTCTTAGATAGTAAGTCGAGCAATCCCACAACTGACGATACAGTAGAGTTTCAAGGTTATACCTCAATAGGTGACGGTGGTGCTGCAACATGGCAACACAACGGCATAACAGGTCAAACACCTTCGCAATCACCCGCACAGTTAGGTGATGCTTTACTTAATGATGGCAATGGTAATCAGTGGAGTTTAGTACCATTAGCGGGAACATCTAACGCTGAAGTGAAGGCAAGCTCTCTAGGTGTTACGCCTGGCACAGATAAATCACTAGAAATTCAGGCTTGTCTTTTTGCTGCGCAATTTGGTGGTGGCTCGTCTGGAGGTGGGGTTGTTGTGTTTGGTAAAGGTCAGTTTATAGCCAAGGAATTGACGTGGTACAGCAGAGTGACACTGAAAGGAGGCGGAAGGACTACGACAACACTTAAGCTTGCTGACGCTGCAAACTCTTATTTATTGGCCTCTAGCACATACGTGAATAACCAGTCATTTGTTGACACTAGGCATCAGGCCAGCGGTATTACATTTGACGGAAATAAGGCGAATCAAACATCAGGAAACGGTCTTGTAATAATAAAGTCATACAGAAGTAAGTTTGAAGATGTTACTGTAAATAACGCTTATTCATCAGGTATAAGACTGACGGCTAGAACAATTAACGGCACAGCAACCTCATCAAACCAAGCAGAGAATAATTTCACAGGATCATACTTTAATCAAAATGGGGGGCCGGGTATATTCGGAGATGATGACGGACTAGGTGTTATTGCTGATGGTCATATACAAAATTGTGTCTTTAACGCTAACTCGTCAAATGAAAAACTAGCAGACATACAAATTGATAGGGCGGCTGGCTGGAAGATACTTGATAATCAATTGTACGGTGGCGGGTTTCACTGTATATCTGTTAAATTGCTTGCTAGAACAGTAATAACAGGAAATCATCTTGATTTAGATGCTGTATTAGCGGTTGGTGGTGATAAGCCAAGCGCACTAAATATAGTCTCCTTTAGTTCTCAGGCTACAAATACTATATCTAATAATCCGATATTTTTAGACCATGATGGAAATACGACGGGAGCTACTCCAAGGGCGTTTTTAATTGAGTCTGAAAGCAGTGACGCATTGGTGCTGACAAATAATCCTTGCTTTAGTAATGGCACAAATGATCATGCCTATGAGTACACACCAGTAACAAAGATGGTTGACGCTATAATAAACAACCCTATAGACAATAATCTAGATGTAGGCGATAAGCCTTCAGGTATATGTGAGAATTGGTCTAACAATGAGACTGGCGTTTTTACACCTTTAGCAAGCTTTTCAACTTTGGGTGATTTTGTTCCAACCTATACCGTACAGAATGGTAACTATACCAGAATAGGTAACGTGGTTTATTTTAATGCTGGAATCACGATCAACACAAACGCCTACACTACATCATCAGGTGATTTTGCTATAACTGGACTGCCTTACAATGCTGGCTTAGAGGGTTCATTCTATCAACAATCAGTTGTTGTTGGTCCGTTTGATAATATTGTAATAGGTGACACAAGAACATTGAACGCTTATATCACCAACAACACGATAGGATTTAGAAGGTCAGCGAGTGGCAGTGCGCATTCTAATCTTAGTACCTCTAATGTATTGCCTTCAACAAACAACATATCCTTTAATATTTCTGGTTTTTACTTCGTGTAAACAATTATGACTTCCAACCTTTAACCCAATCCATATAATCAGATGGTAAACCCTTGTTTCGATAAGGGTTATACGCCTCGCTTTTACCATTCTTCCTAGCTTCTTTACCTTGTTCAAATGCTGTCATGTTAATACTCCCAAGTAACTATTTTATTTCAATTTCAAATTTAGACGGCAAAGCATCAAGCAATATTTTCATTGTATTTCTGCTACTAGTAACCATCATGCCCTTACTGCTATTCTTTAGTGATTCACCGATAGCCACGCAGCCTTTTATTTGATGCAACCAGTTAGCAGAGTGTATTTGTATGCTGGTTCGTCCTTTAACGTTTAGAATTGATATACAGTCACCATTACGCACACTAAAATGCTTTTCTGCCGAGTAAATTCCTTTAGGTATGCAGCTAATGTTCATTTGATTGTCTAAGTCTGGTAGCTCCAAACCCATACACTTAAATAAATTGTAGCTAATCCGACTAACTACGCAGTCACCTAAATCACATCTTTCTATTAATAACCTCATCTTTGCTTCCTTTAAATTTAATATTATTATTTTCATTGATTAAGTAAATATATCTGTGCTGGCATCATGCAAACAGCAATAGCACAAAGTACATAAAATAGTTTTAAGTAATACATTTGACCTTCTAGCATAATCACCTCTGGTTGATGAGTGAAACATGGAAAGCCTCATACTGGTTTCCGTGTTTGCACCGTAATTACGGAATAAATAAAAGCTAACTTATTGATTTAACTGTATACCCATTCCGTGTTTTTGCGTTTCGGCTTAATGCTAGTGTTAGCAGGAAAAGCAATCGTACAATTTGAATATTGCTATTGCTTCCTCTTTGCAGTAATTACCTGTTATTTCTGCTTTGCTTATTTCCTGCGGTTCGTCACATCTGCCAGCAACAAACTCCGAGCATTCAACTCCGCAATTTCCGCTCATACCTATTTGTATACACATACTTGCTGTAACTGGTAAGCGCTTATCCATTCCAAAAAATATACTCATTTAAAAATCTCCTGCTTGGTGTTGTGCTTTTCACTGCTAACAACCCGATCAAACGGAAAATTAACAGTTGGCTAGTTGTTGTAAGTTTAGTTAAATAAGCGGTTTAGGCATTTGCTGCCGTTAATTTCCGCTTATCGCCAAAGGTTATGAGGATTCGCTCAATCCAACTAATATCTCTATCAAATGCTTTTGCGTGTCAATATAATCTTGCAGTGTAAAGCCTTGCGCTAAGCATGATTCCATGCATTGTAACTCGGCTTCGATTGCGTTTATTTCATTTGTTCTACGCCAAATATCTTCATCAGCTTGACAGTAATCGTCTGGTTGTCTCATGTGTATAATCCTCATAACAACGCATTTAAACGGGATAAAAACAGTTTGCTGTGCGTTGCTAGGTTTGTGTTAATAATTAATTTCTGTGTGTAATTCGTTTTCACCCTTTAATGCAAAGGTTAGCGCGCATTACTCCACGCTTTTATATTTTTCATCGTATCGTATAAATACATTGTCCGAGCCTTTGATATAGCAAGAGTCCCAATTAATAAACTTAGTTTCAAACCCTGTTACTTGCTCGTAATTTCCGCATAACCATCGTTCGTATTTATTAATTCCAAAGCACAATAAAGTAACACCTATCACGCACAAATAAATAATTGAATACCCGGTTAATCCGTAAACATCTATAAAATGTCTTTTCATTTTCTTTCTCTCCAGTCAGTTAAGTGTCAGCGTAAATCTCGCTAACAACAAATTCAATCGGAATTTAACAGCTGGCTACGCCCTGTTAAATCCGCTTAATAATAAAGGTTAGCAGGAATTACTCCTTAAACATTAATTCAAATAAAAGCATCATCGTGCATTCATTGTCTGAATAACTGCCTTCGCCTGTCTCTATGTTTATAGGTGTACTTTCATCATAAGTATAATCACCACCTTTCCACGCCTCAAACGTATCAGTCAATGCTTTATTTGCTTCTGTTAGCATATACCCTACGGTTACATTTTCTACCACTTCAAAAGCCACTTCACAGTAAACCCCTCGCCAAGAGTGAGGGTTGCCCAATCCCTTAACGACTGTTTTTTCTGGGTCTTGCTTTTCTAATATTTCAATGTATTTGCCTAGTCTCATCATCTTTCTCCATTAGTGTGGTGCTAGCAATTCACTGCTAACAACTAATTCAGCGCGGAACAAACAAGTTTGTCCGGCTAATATAAAAGGTTATATTGCCTTAATTAGTGTTTTGTATGTTGCTCGAATTTGCTTATATTTTCTATCGTCAATTTTGTTTATAAACATATCAGCTAGCCGCAATTTTTCAGTTAAGTCGGTAATCTCTTTTTCGTACTCACAAATATTGCAACTTCTTCTCAACTGTCCGTGCTCACAATCTCTTTCGTTTGGGTATGCCATTCGTTTCTACTCCTGTATAATCGGCAAATATAACAACCGTAATCAAATCTGACTGCAACTGCTGGCTACGCTGGCGCATTTTCAGCAGTTTATTACATGGTTAGGCGGTTTTAGTGTCGTCAAATATTTTTTCGCCAACACTTATGGTCACATCAGGTATTATTCCGAACTGCCCTATCCTAGCTACCTTGTAAGCCTTATGATCTCCAACCCATATTTCAACTTCTGGATCATAGTCACCTGCATTCTCAACGCACTTATCAATTACTTCTTTGAGCTTTCTTAATTTCATTTCTTTATCTCCAATAGTTACCGTCTAACAACAAGTTCAAGCGGATTAAA